ATTTTGTATAGTAATTGAATGATGAACATGTGCATTATGTTTAGCATAGTTAGTATCAACTTCAAATGGAATTATAGTTGGTGGTATTAAACTTCCACCATCAATTAACTCAGGTGCAGGGACGGATTCCAGGATATTTCCCCAGATATGTTTGTTATTCATCCCTCTATCATGTTTATATGATATTCTAGGTGTTGCTGTAAAGTAATAACAACGCTCTGCATATTGACTACAGTTACTAACACTTTCAAAGAATGATCTTGCTGTGCCATTGTGACTTTCATCAAAATATATGCAATCTATTGTTATATCAGATTCTACAACTTTCTTCAATGAATGATAAGTTGTGAATATAATTGTTTGATGATTGTTATCAACAAACTCTGCAATTTCATTTGATTTAGTAGAACTTGGAAACGAAGTCCTTCCACTATGTGCATGAAATATGTTTAAATCTTGTGGGACTTGATGATAGAAATCATCACATAATTGCTGTGCTAATAATATACGAGGTGCAACAACTACTGTTACATTATCACTTTCAATTTCATTGCATTCTTGTAACATAGCAATGTAATCGTTAATCATAATGTATGTTTTACCACCTCCAGTTGGCACTATTATTTGTCCCTTATCTTCACGTTGCATTATATTTAATGCTCGTAATTGATGTGGTCTAAGTGAAATCAAGGGATTTAATAATAAATTGAAAGAGATGATTGTATGTTGCTCGGTTGACTAGCACTTAATTGTGCATCCGCATAACTTTCATCTCATATTATTATTATACATTAAAAAAGACCCCTGTGTAGGGGTCTTGTGACACTTACTCTACTGGTTGAATGCCCTATCATATGATGATTTGACATACTTAGAGATTTTATCATAAGACCATTTAACATCATCCCATAGTGCTGAAATCTCATAGTTATGGATTTCTAGTCTTAATTTGATGTCTTTCTTGTAGTCATCAAATTTGAGAAGTGTATCAGGTCTTGCAGGTGGTGTAACTTTAGTCACTTTAGGTCTAGCAGGGGATTTCTTAGTTGTAGATGCCTTCCTAGTCCTTCTAGTGCGTGTTACTGTCATTAAGCAAGAATGCGATTGATACTCGCATATTATAAGCACATGTGGGCAAGAATGGGCATAGTATTGGACTCTTTATCAACTGTCACACATCATGCTGTCTCTCATTGATTAGTTTAGTTGCATCCTCATTGATGTATGATTCAATAAATGATTTACTTTCTGCTACTGTATCAAACATACCTATCTTTTCATATGTCCATAATATATTACCATTAAATATCATAGGATTTAATACCTTATCACCTGCTGTCATGTGTCTCTGCATCCCTTCGGGATTGCCTAGTTGACATTTAATCCTAGCATTTACTCTGTATCCTTCAGTAGTTTCACCAGTATAATATGTATTATCTACTATAGTATAAGCAGGTAATTGTTTAGATTCAACAGTTATATTATCATCAGTAATATAAATGTCCTCATAATATTTTAATTCATCGTTATCCCTAACTCCATCAGTTATCATCAATGATGCCATCCTGCATTTCCTCCACTTTATCTAATATTGGGACAACATATATTATATTATCAATTTGTGATAACATATCTGCAATATGTTTTGATATGTAAGGTTTCTCACATCTGGCACTAAATGCCAACGCATTCCTCAAATCCTCGGATGCTGCTTCTAAACTGTCTTTTACTTGTTTACTTAGTGCCATAATTAATAACCATTAATGTAATCTGCTAGTGCATCGATGTATTCATCGTATGTAGCATATTTATGCTTGAATGCTTCAGGAACTTCTTGCACTTTGATAGGTGTGTAGCATTCCCTAGTGGTGTAACCTTTTTGGTTAGCATATCTTGTTATAAAATTCTCCATATTACTCTCGAATGTATCTTCTCTTTTCATCTGCATACCTATAGTCCCATTGTTGCATTAATTTGTATGCTATCTCATCCCAATGATCGATAGTCTCTTCTTCATCATTATATTGGTTATTCTCATTGATAAACTCAATAAGTGATGATAACTGATAATCAGTTAATTCCCATTGTTTTGGGGATAATGCCATTGTGACATTTTCTGGTGTGATGATTACTTCCATTATTCAAAATAAATGTTTTGTTGTCTATCGTGTATAAACTCATTTAATATTTCCCAACTATTATCTACATCCTTAACATAATTTGCAAGTATTTCATACAAATACTCATCATACTCATCAATTTCATTTCTGAGTTGGTCTTCAGTTAATGGATTAACTTTCTTTAATTCAGCATCACGAATGTATGCTGCCATCTCTTCAGTAGTCATTTCATTAATTTGAAACTCTACAAACTCTTCTTTGAGATCCTGTATCTCATCAGTTGTGAATAATGATTTGGTTAGTGTCATTTAATTAGTCCAGTAGTTTTTCAAAGAATGTTTCGATTTCATTAGGTAGGTCATTTATCATACCATTATCCCTAAGTAAATCATATAATTTAATGAGTTGATATTGCTCATCAAATGTTATTTCAAATTTATTCATCTGCACAACTCCTCAAATCTTCTTTGTGCATCCTCTGCTATTACTGGCAGGTAACCTAACTCACTATTTTGGTCTAGTGCATCCAGTTGGTCAAATGTTAGGTTATTTGTTTTTGCGAAATCTACCCATGCTTCCTCGTAGCATGTTTCAAGTAGTGACTCGTGATGTAATGATGACATATTAGTTACCTCCATCGATAACTTTATTCCACACATCTGAAAAGTGGTCGTGTGTGGTATCACCATCATCAACAAGTTTCACATCTACATCAAGTGCTGCTGCACTTGAAAAAACAAGGTTGATTAGGTCGAAATCTGCTTTTGTGAGTGCTTTTGAAGTCATTTGCTCGTTTAATTTCCTTGACTCTTCTATTATAGTCGAAAACTGACCGTATGGTGACCAAGGTGGACACTTTGGATACTGTCTTTGTATCGCTGCTTCTACTTGTATAAACAAATCCTCTTGAAAATCATTCCATAGTGTCCCCTTAGGACATAAATTAGCGTCCCCTCTATCCTCATATGGTTTATACATCCTAGCAATGGATAATACTCCCCTTAAATATTTTAATTGGTTTAGGTCGAGATTGAGATTCATTCTTCATCATCACCATATACTCCTAAATGTGATAATAACACATTTATCCATATAATGCCTATAACTAAAACAATTAATTCAAATATTGGTGTTGGTATCATAATGTTGGTTTGAATAGTGGATATACTGCTCCTAGTGTTACTCTGTATCCTTCCTTAGGTGCTTCACCTCTGTGCCATATGCTACTATTGAATATAACTATCCTTCCTTCTTTAAATGGCACTCTCTTATAATCACAATCGTGGTTATCAACTATAACAGTATCACCACTTGTGCCATGTGCCATATAAATTGCTGTCATATAATCCTGAGAGTCTGCATCATTATGATTGCATCCATTCATATCAGGTAATTGTCCATTTAATAATATACGGTAGCAATTAGTTATTTCATATTCTTTCAATATATCATTATAGATACATCTATTAAAATATTCATTAAACCAATAAGGTGGATGATCTTTTGGTTTATCTTGCTCTATCATCATACATCCAAAGAATCTTGCTCTATCAAATGTATTATATGGTGAGTTAGTATAGGTTACTGGCATTTGCTCAGTATCCCTACTTACAATATTAACTAACCACTCTGGGAAATAATCATCTATAACTTTAACGTCATACATTAATCACTTGCTCGCCATTGTTTATAAGAACTTTCTCGTGCATTCTTTGCCTTAGTAAGAATATCTTTCAACTCATTTGTTGCATTTATTCTTTCACTAATTGATTCTCTTAATCCATCCTCATCCAATTCAGTTTCTGAGTATTTCTTAGTTAAATTAATTAGTTTTTCAAGTGCCTTCGCTGCCTCGTCTCCTTCATTGCCCTTCATTTAATAACTCCTTATTAGATGTTTGATTCAATAGATGCTCAACATCTTTCAACAAATCTAATCGTTGTTGATGATATGTTATGCTATCACCTAGTGCTGATTTAACACAATTTACAAATTCTCCAGGAGTTACAACTTCGCTCTCTACATAGTCAACTACTGCATCTCTTAAATGAGCGATGCATGAATTTACATCTTGTTGATGCATCGCTGCGGGATGCTCTGTTTCTGTTACATTAATTGGTGTCATTGTTTAACTCCTTATAGTCCCAATTATTATCATTTGGATAATCTACCCAAAACATATAATCAGGGTTATCAATAGATGAAAAGAACCATCTGTCTTTTCTTTTATGCTCTAATCTTACAATATTCTTACTATTTAAATATTTTAAGTATTTTTCTTTAGCATTATCAGATTTGGGTGATACCCAAACTTTACTACGCAATGTCATTTAATCTTGTTAATAAATTATCTTGCAATGGTTTCATTCTATCTAGACACATTTTATAGTATGTATCATCAATTTCAAATCCAATGAAGTTTCTCTTATTTTCTAAGGATACTTGTGCTGTTGTGCCACTACCCATGAAAGGATCCAATACTAAATCACCTTCATTTGTCCATGTTTGAATATGACCTAATGCTAACTCCTCTGGCATTGTTGCAGGATGTTTGTAACTCTCTTTATTTGATTGTCCAAATCCTCCACAATTCTTAATCCTCCAAATATTATTCCTAGCACCATATTCTTTAATCGGATTTGTCTTATTCTCTCTAATATCTAATTCACCTGTTTTCTTTCTACTTCTTGCTTTACCCCATGATGTGGATCCTGCCCACTTATTAGGTTTATCCATGATAATATTAACTGTCTTAGGTTTACCCTTAGATAGTATAAAGCAATATTCAAATGCTTGAGAATACCTAACACTCTTACTGCCTGATGCAAAAGCAATGCCTGTTTTCTCATATATCATAGTATCATGTAGTCTTAAACCACATACATCTTTAAAATGTAATGCCTGTCTAAAACTTGTGCCTGTCTCACTACCATTTACTGTAGCATCATTCACATTCCACATTATAACACCACCATCTTTTAATACTCTCTCCAGTTGACAAGCAACTGCATAGAATACTTCCATACTCCAACTACTAGAGTCGTTGTATGTCCTTAAATCATCATAGGGTGGTGACGTGACGACTAAATCAACTGATTTATCATCAAGTTTCTCCATCCCTGCAATGCAATTAATATGGTATGTTTTATTAACTTCTAGCATTCAACATTAATAGAGGATACCCTATTATACTGGCATCCTCGGATATTGTCAAGAGATTTATAAATCTCTCATCTTCTCAAATCCTGAGAAGTTTAAACTTTTAACTTCATTATCAACAGGTAATATTTGTTGAGTAGGTAATGGTAAGAAATGTAATTTCTTTGTTGCAGGTCTTACTATACCTATTTGAGATAATATACAATTCTCTTCACCCACTAATAATTCAAGTGTTGAGAAACTATCCTTACGTCCTGATGATGACTTCCATACATTTGACTCTGTTAAGTTAGTATCGATAACAACCATACCAAATGAATCAATTTGATTATCATTAAATGTATATTTAATTGTCCATACTATGTTAGTCTTTGCACCACCAAAGTGTGATGTCTTATTACCAGTAGCAAATGATGCCTTACTGTCTCCACCCATTAATTTAAATTCAACTGGTGTATCACCAAAGACATAATCATATCCTGATACCTCTTCACGTCTAGCATCAATACCTAGATTCTTGATTGTATCTTCAATGGCATCATTCACAATATATTGGAAAAACTTTGTGAAGTCTGCTGTATTCATTGTATTCTTGTAGTCTTGTAAACTACGTCCATATATCCTAAAGTCGGTGATATACTCATTTAAATCCTTGATAGCACATAATGTTACTGTCTCAAGGTCGGATATTAAATCTGTTTTAAAAGTCTTTGTCATTTTATGAATAGTATTTGTTTGACATACTTAATATAACATATATTTACGCCACGTCTTTTATTTGTAACATTCCTTAATACTCTTGTAAATCACATCCGATGTATCTACGTCCAAATCCCTTGGCAACTGTCCCTGTAGTACCACTACCCATAAATGGGTCAAGTATAATATCATTCTCTTCACTACCTGCCAATATACAAGGTGTTATTAATTCCTCAGGATATGCTGCGTGATGTCCAGTTGCTCTATTAGGTTTAACCTTCACATCCCATACTGTTTTCTTTCTCTTTAATTGTTTACCATCAACAGTTGGCACTTTAATACTATCCACATCAAAATAATAATTCTGATTCTTTGATAATAAAAAGATATACTCATGTGATTTAGTGCATCTATCTCTTACACTCTCAGGCATAGGGTTAGGTTTATTCCATATTATATCCTGTCTTAGATACCATCCATCCTGACGTAATGCGAATGCTAACATCCAAGGTATGCCAATTAAATCTTTCTCTTTATATCCTTGTAA